AGGCAGGATATTCAAAAGCTCACGCTAAAGAAATTGCGAGAAATCTGATGAAAACTCCCGTCGTGAAAGAAGCACTCACCAAAAAAGGCATTTACGATCCCCCGCCTGAAAGCAAAGGTATCTACACCACTTTGGACTTGCAAAAGTTTTGGACTGAAACAATCAAAAATGAAAACCTTGGTATGGAAAGTAGAATCAAATGCAGCGAATTGCTCGCCAAATCATATGCGATGTTTGTTGAAAAATCTGAGATATATCAAAAAATTGAACTTGAGAATTTAAATCAAACTCAGTTGCTCGATATGATGCAAAATGCTGTCGAAAATCTTAAAAGCTTAAGCAGCTTAGAAGTAGAAGGTCAGCAACAAGGCATTATAAGAGAAGTAAAGGCACTGCCGCCGCAATTGCCTAATAAAAAAGAAGAAGATAAAGATATATAATATAATATAAGCCCGCCAAACTGATTATATGTCAAATGATTTTCCCAATGAAAATGTCATAAAATGTCATATAAATCAGTTATATGTCATAAAATCTGTCATATAAATCAGTTATATGTCTCATCTTATCTTTAATCTTGTCAAATCAGAAAGCAATAAATCAATAAGTAAAGCCACCACAAGTTAAGCTACTAAGCAAACAAACAGAAAACAATAAATAAATCAAACAAGCAAACAACCAAGCAGATTCAAGAGCCAGGTGGGGGGGGTGGTATGAGTCGTCTCGCAAGTGCCAGAAAGTTTATATTTGACCACCAGTATTTACCCAAATAATGTTTAAAAAAAGGCGAATAAAATATAGAATGATTAAGGCATAATCCATTAAAATCACAGGAAACTGGGTAAAATTGCGAAATTTAGGGGGTTTTGCGTGATGATTGTAGTTTTATACTATTTTACAATAAAAGTGTCTTAAAACTCAAAATTTTTAAGTATTTAATATAAAAAGGGTGGTATGACAAAAAAAGGGTGGTAAAAATTTTTTGGGGGCGGTAATGGCATATATTATTTATATATAATGATATGTAATATGAGACAGAGTAAGTAGAGAGAGATAATCCTGGAATGAAGTAAAATTTTTTCAAGCAAGCGTATATATATGTTCTTTTACTTTCTTTTATTCTTTTTTTTCTTATTCTTTTTTTCTTTGTGCTACTTTCTTTTTTTCTTATTCTTTTTTTTCTTTTTTCTTTCCTTTTCTTAGTTTTTCATTCATGTTGAGCTAAAAATGTTAATAACCTGTTAATAACCTGTTGATAACTTGTTGATAACTTTCAAATTATGCTTAAAAAATAAGCACTTTTTTTAAAACCTTGACAAAAGTCAAATTGTTGATAACATAGCAAACTTATAGCAAACTTATAGCAAACTTATGGCAAATGGTATGGCAAACTTATGGCAAAGCTATAGCAGGCTTGCCATAAAATAGGTTGACAAAAGTCAAACTTGTTAATAACTTTCCACAGGTTGTTGATAACTTGTTAATAACTTTTAACAGGATTATAGTTTTTTGATTAGATTAAGTAGTCTCTTGACAAATAATTTAGAATTTATTAGACTTTTCTGGATGGAAATAGTAAAAGAAGAGATAATAAAACAGATAATGTTAGACCCATTATTATTTTGCAAATTCAATCCTGCACAGAAAAGGGCAATAGATATAATAGGCAAAGGTTCGCCAATAAATATAATAACATTTGGAAATGGGACAGGCAAGACACATTTATTGATAAGTTTATGGAGTGCAATAATGTTTGGGACGAAGAATGGGAATTTTAATGGTAGTATTTATAAAGACTGGAAATATCCCAAGACTGCTAGATTATGTGCTCCTGAGAGTTTGTTAGATGACAATGGAGCGATACAAAGGTTAATGAAGAAGTTGTTTCCTGCTGGCAAATATAATCAACAGAAGAATAGACGAGCATATTATAGTAGTGGTTCAACTTCAACTGGTTGGACATGGGATGTAATGACATACAATCAGGATGTAGAGCAAGCTGCTGGAGAGACAAAAGGTTTGATATTATATTCCGAGCCTCCGCCATATCCATTATTTACTGAGAATATAGCTAGATTGCGTGCTGGTGGTATAATTATACTGGAAATGACTCCATTATTTTCTTGTGCTTGGATAAAGGATGAGTATATAGATGCCAGGACATTAAAGAATGATAAAGGAGAAGTGATAGGTAATATAGAGCATATAACAGGTGATATTTGGGAGAATTGTATTGAAAATGGTGGTCAATTAAGTAGGCAAGCTATTGAGATAATGTTAAGTCAATACAATGATGAAGAGAGAGAGTTAAGAGAGAAGGGTATTTTTGGTCAATTGGCTGGCAAGATTTATAAGAAATATGGGCGTGCTAATTTAATAGATAGTATTCCTGAATATCACAGAGTGGAATGGGAAAAGAAAGAATGGAAGTTATATAATGTTATTGACCCACATGATAGGAAGCCATTTGCTATAGGTTGGTATGCATTATTTAAGAATGGTGATATAATAGTGATTGATGAATGGCCTGATAATACTATGATTCCTTTTCATAAATTAAAAGATAGTAATTTACTAATTGATGATTATGTGCAGTTAATAATTACAAAAGAGAAGCAAATGGGGAAAGTTGCGGATATTCGTATAATAGACCCAAATTTTGGTAATTCGCCAGCATATAATACAATAACAACAGTTAAACAAGATTTATACAATGCAGGCAAGAAAGTTAATTACTCATTAGTTTATCAGGATGCTCCTGATAGTATTGAGACTGGTCATTTACAAGTGAAAGATTATATTGGTGATTCCGAGAAGAATATTCGTCCTAAATTATATGTTTTAAGTAATTGTCATAATCATGATTTTGGTTTATCACATTATTGTTGGAAAGAAAAAAAAGATATAATGCGAGGCGGAGAAGATAAGCCTGATTTATTATACAAAGATTTTCCTGATTTAGTTAGATATTTAATTGCGTCAAAGCCTAGATATAGCGAAGCATTGAAACCGCAGGTATTGTGGACGCCAAGAACAATAGGTAATTATCGTGGTGTATGACAAATGACTTGACAAATTTATATTTATTTGGTATACATTAGTGAAAGATGAAACATAAAAAAATATATCCNACATTTACACAATTTGACAGTAAGGTATATGTTTATTTAGATAAAGTTGTCGCTCATGTCCAGTGTCTTTATTGCGGCGGTAAGATGACAATAACTTTGAATGGTAATACGAGTAAAGTAAATGATGACTTAATTAAATACAGAGTATTACAAACAGCACAAAAAAAGCATCAATGTTCGTTAAAAATTTCACAATGGACTGACCCTAAAATAGCTGAGAAGATAGCACCTGATATTATACGAGGTTATGAAAAATTGAAGGAGAAAAAATATGCCAGCGAAAAGTGAGAAGCAGAGAAAATTGTTTGGAATAGCATTAGCTATGAAGCGAGGTAAAACTAATAAATCATATAGTAAAGAAGCCGCTGAAATTTCCAAAGAACTACCAGCGTCAAAAATAGAAGAATTCACACATAAATTAACAAGCAGGCAAAAAAGGAAAAGAAAAAAATAATGAGGGTATTACAACCATCTATAGAATTTAGTGATGACAAGCGTCAGGAAATTATTTCACTTCAAAAGAAAAGATATTCTTTATCAAAAGAATATTTCCAGCCAAAGCATGAAGTTTGGGTAAGATGTTATAAAATATATCGTGCATTAGCTGATACTGTTGATGACCCTGATGAAATAAATTTATTTATACCATTAGCCTTTGGTATAATTGAAGATATAGTCGCTAGATTAACAGAACCTATTTTACAAAAATTCCCTATTAAACCTGTTGCTAAATCTTTAATGCATACAAAAGCTGGTGAGAATTTTTTGAATTTAGTTAAGACTTATTTTTCCACCTCGCAATATCAAATAGATTTAATCAATTCAGAAAGGCAGAGAATAATTACAGGCAATACATGGGAAAAAGATGAATGGGCAAGTGAGTGGGTTAAAGGCACAACTTGGGAAAAAAGATTTTTTAGTAAAGTAGTAGAAAGTGTTCAAGAAGTTTTAGGTAAAATTATCCCTATCCCAGTAGAAACTAAATTCCAGAAATGGGTAGAAGTCCCGAAGCTTTATCCTAAATATCTGGGATATAGAACTAGATTCTTATCAGTTTTTTTAGTATGGCCAGAGCCAAATGTTAAAAATGTATCTGATATGCATTGGATAATTGAGGAAGAAAAGAGTGTCGCTCTGGATGATTTAAGAAAACAGAAATATACAGATGAGAATGGTCAATTGCGGAATGTTTATGATTTAAGCGAGATAGATAAGTATTACGGTGAACATAAACAAGGTGCTATTCAGCCTCAATTTGATGATGGTAGTCCTTATTATGATGAGATAGTAAGTAAATTAGGCAATAGAAATCTACAAGGAAACCCAAAAGAAGATATGGATAGGGTTCATTTACTACACATTAGTGAACCTGATAAATTGATAACTATTGCTAATGGTAAATGGATAATTAAATATATTGAGAATCCCTGGCATAAGCCAATGATACCATATAGACTTAAAATTTATACACAAGACCCAGAGAATTTATACGGCATAGGTGCTATTGAACCTAATGAGCATTTGTTTTATGAATTAAATGATATTCATAGATTATCAATGCGTTCCTGGATTAGAATAATACAGGGTTTAATAGTCTATCATAAAGATGCAGTTCCATTTGCCGATGATTGGAAGCCAAGAGCTGGCGGAAGAGTTAGAATAGACCCTGGAATATCACCTAATATACATCAAGTAATTGCTAATATACCACTAAAAGACCCAAGTCAAGAAATGATTTTGCATGAAAGCAATATTAGAGGCATAATAGAACGAGTAATTTCTATAGCAGATTTAAGTCCAGGAACTTCAGGAACAAAACAATATCATAAAACAGCAAGTGGCTTAATTGAAATTCAGAATTCTCTAGCTAAAAGATTTGCTATTATGAGGAGAATACAACTTTCAAGTTATTTACTACAATTACAAAGAATTTATGATATGTGTATGCAATTTATGTTTGAGCCATTACAAATAAAAGCAGAAACTGATGGCAAAACTATTTATCCTAAAGTTACCAGAGATGATATATGGGCTGGAGAAGAAGGTTTTGATTTTGTAATTCAGGAAGACCCATCATTCGGGGATAATGTTGTCCAGAGAAATCAATTAATGGTTTTATTGGAAATTCTGATAAATTATGAAACTTTTAGAATGAAAACTGGTGATAAAGATTTATTAAAAGTTAGAATTAGTGAAGTAATTAAAAGATTAATAGAAGCATTTGGCTGGACATATAGTGCTGAATTATTAGAACCATCTGACAATGCTTTGACACCAGATATGGAATTGGAAATGATATTAAATGGAATGCCAGTGAAACCTAATCCGAAAGAAAATTTAATTGCCCATTTAATTGACCATATGGTTCAATTAATGAGTCCTAGAATACAAGAAGGTTCTGCATCTGGACAAATAAAACCTGAACAATTAGCATTATTAAAAACACATATAGATGAAACAGCACAAATGATTACATCTATAATGCAAAATCCTGCTGCAGTAGCTAATATGAGAATGCAAGAAGTTATGCAAGTAGCAATCAGAAATCAGCAGAATATTCAAGCCCCAAGTCCTAAAATGCCTCAACCAAATACTGGGGCTACTAAAAATCCATTAACAGGAGTGCCAATCAATGCCTGATATTAAAGAAGAATTACGATTAAAACAGGAAAAAGGTGAAAGAATAAAAGCAGTTTTGAATAGTGAAACTTGGAAAAATGATATTTTACCAGTTTTTAATAACTTAAAACAGGAATTTTTAACTGGTATTGTATGGCGACAGGATACAAAAACTGTAGATGAAATAGGAATTGGCTGTGTTTTTAATAGCGGAGCAATAGGAACTATTGAACTTATATTGACTAAACTAAATACAATTGTTAAAATAGGGGAAGAAGCAAAAGATAAATTGTTAAGAATGGA